CCCCCGCCGCGCCTAAGCGTAAGCGAGTGGGCCGACCTAAAAAGACGGCTGGACTCTCAAAGTAGTGCGGAACCTGGACGTTGGTACACTTCGCGGGCTGAGTATCAGCGCGGCATCATGGATGCTTGTTCCGATCCTGCTGTGCGTGAAGTGGTTGTCATGGCCGGTGCACAGCTTGGTAAGACGGAGGCGATCCTTAATATCGTTGGCTACCATATGGATCACGATCCATGTCCTATTCTGGTACTACAACCAACTCTTGAGATGGCGCAGGCTTTCTCGAAAGACCGTCTGGCTTCTGGACTCATTAAAGCAACACCTGCCATTCGCGGGAAGGTAAAGGACCCACGTGCAAGAGACGCAAACAATACGACGCTACACAAAGTATTCCCAGGCGGAGCCATCACTATCGTGGGTGCAAACAGTCCGGCTGGCCTTGCTTCGCGCCCTATTCGGTTAGTCCTCTGCGATGAGGTAGATCGTTACCCGACATCCGCCGGATCAGAAGGCGACCCAATCCAACTGGCGAGAAAGCGATCCGCTACATTCTGGAACCGCAAAGTCATCATGGTGAGCACGCCAACAAACCGTGGCGATTCACGCATCGAGCAGGCGTATGAGCAATCGGACATGCGCCAATATCACGTACCATGCAAATACTGTGCCAACAAACAAGTGCTTAAGTGGGGCAACGTCATCTGGAAGGATGGCGATCCCGAGACGGCCGGTTACGCGTGTGAGCATTGCGGTTCGATCTGGTCTGACTCGGATCGTGCATACGCCATCGCTCATGGCGAATGGATAGGGCAGAAAGAGTTTACCGGCGTTGCCGGATTCTCGATCAATGGCCTTTACTCACCTTGGACGCCACTGGCGGATGGTGTTCGCGACTTCATTAACGTGCGGCGTAATCCGCAGCAACTTCGTGTGTGGACAAACACTTACCTTGGCGAAACATGGGAAGACGAGGGCGAGACTGTTGATGAATACTCTCTCGCGGAGCGTCGCGAGGACTTTGAGGGCAAAGTGCCTGAAGAGGTCGGCATGATAACGGCTGGCGTTGACGTTCAGGATGACCGGCTAGAAATAACTGTGGTTGGTTGGTCAAAAGAGGATGAGTCCTACATTTTGGACCACAAGATCCTGTACGGTGATCCATCGACGCCACATCTGTGGACCAACTTGGCATCGATCCTGTTTAGCACATACGAGTGTCACGACGGTCGCGAGCTTGCGATCAGGGCGACATGCGTTGACTCTGGCGGACACCATACGCAGGCCGTTTACAACTTCTGTAAGAAACATGCAGCACATCGCATTTTTGCGATAAAGGGTATTGGCGGCGAGATTGGCTCTAAGCCGATTGCCGGAAGACCAAGCAAGAACAACTCAGGCAAGTGCCCACTATTCCCGATTGGCGTTGATACTGCGAAGGATTTGCTCTTCAGTCGCTTCCGCATCACAGAGGAAGGGCCTGGCTATATTCACTTCTCGCACCACCTTCCTGACGAGTATTTTAAGCAGTTGACGGCAGAAAAGATTGTCACGCGCTTTCATAAGGGGTATAGCAAGCGAACTTTTGTTAAGATACGTGCCAGAAACGAAGGATTGGACTGTATGGTGTACGCATTATCGGCGTACAATATCCTAGGCGTGAATGTCAACGCGATTATCGCTAAAATAGAGGAGAGTAAGCAGTCCGTTCAGGAAGAAGAGTATCAACCTGAACCGCTTACACGTTTGAAGAGGCCAGGTAGAGGTGGTCGCCCAGGTGGGTTCGTAAATAGTTGGAGATAGCGAATGGCCAATGCTTTTGATGCCACAACCGCACCGGAAGGCACACCGTCCGAAGTCGTTGTAGGAGACTTTATTCAATGGAAGCGATCTGATCTGGTCGCAGATTACCCACCTTCAGAATATACCGCGACCTATGTAGCTCGGATTACTGGCGGAGGTAATACAGAAATTCAGGTGACGGGGACAAATTACAATTCTGGCGAAGCGTATTTGTTCACAGTCTCGTCAGTTACTTCTGCTGATTTTGTCGCCGGTTATTATCATTGGCAGCTTGAGATTCTTCGCAATTCAGATAGCAATAGAGTCGTTGTCGATCGCGGAGCATTTGATGCGATTGTCGATCTTGATGTGGGTGGCGCTGATCCAAGAACGCATGATGAGATCATGCTGACCAAGATTCAAACCATTCTGGAAGGCCGTGCTGATGGCGATGTGGAAAGCTACTCGATTCAGGGTCGCTCACTCACCAAGATCCCAATCAAGGAATTGATGGAATGGGAGCGTCACTACCGTCAACGCGTCGAGCGCCAGAAGAAGAAAGAAGACATTCGATTAGGTCGCAAGACAGATAGCACGATCAAGGTGAGGTTTACTTAATGGGCATGTTAGATTTTTTCCGTAAGTCAAAGCCCGTCAGTAAGCGGCGCTATGATGCGGCTTCGGTTGGTCGGTTATTCTCTGACTTCAAGCCATTCCAGAAGTCAGCCGATGCGAACATCCGGCATGACCTTCTCACGATTCGTAATCGCGCACGCGACCTCTCACGCAACAACGAATACGCCAAGCGCTATCTTCGCTTACTGCGTCAGAATGTTGTCGGTGAGCGCGGAGCCACGCTCCAAGTAAAAGCGCTTGGTTTAGATAACCGTCTTGACGTGGCGGGTAACGACATCATTGAGACAGCATTCAAGGATTGGACGCGTAGGGAGAATTGTACCGTTACTGGTACAATGACGTTCATCGACTGTCAGAACCTGTTCATCGAATCTCTGGCGAGAGACGGTGAGGTGCTGATCCGCAAAGTGCGCACTCGAAGTGAACACGGATTCTCGATTCAGTTTCTTGAGCCAGACCATCTGGACGAGAAGAAGAACGAGCGCCTACCTAACGGCAACTTCATCCGCATGGGCGTCGAGTACGACAAGTTCCGTCGTCCGGTCGCGTACCACATCTTGACCGAGCATCCTGGCGATATTGAGTATGCATCGTCATCACGTCGCACTGAGCGCGTACTGGCGGACAACATCTTGCATATCTACGACCCCGATCGTGCGGAACAGTCTCGCGGCGTGCCTTGGTTCGCCACGGCATTGGCCGCACTGAAGATGCTGCACGGCTATCGTGAAGCAGAGCTTGTCGCGGCACGCACATCAGCGAGCAAGATGGGTTTCTTCACATCACCAACTGGCGATGGATTCACTGCGGATGATTTGCAAGATGCAGTTGTGCCAATCATGGAAGCGGAGCCAGGCACATTCCATCAGTTGCCACAGGGTGTGAACTTCACGCCTTGGGACCCTGCGCACCCAACCACCGCATTTGGCGACTTTGAGAAGTCAGTGCTTCGAGGTATCGCGGCCGGTCTTGGCGTGTCATATCACTCTCTGGCGAATGACCTGACGCAGACGAGCTACTCGTCGATCCGCCAAGGTGCAATCGAAGATCGTGAGTTTTATAAGCAATTACAGCGCTTTATGATCGATCACTTCATCATGCCGATCTATGCGGAATGGTTAAACTCTGCGATGACATACGGCAAGGTGCAGATTCCGTTGCGTCGCTTCGACAAGTTCTACAATGCGTCGCTGTTCCAGCCACGTGGATTCTCGTGGATTGATCCGCTGAAGGAAATCAATGCACATGTGATCGCGCTTCAGAACGGCCTTATCTCGATGCAGGATGTGCAAAACGTATACGGTCGCGATGTAGATGAGACATTTGCTCAGATTGCACGTGATAAGCAGCTTGCCGAGCAGTACGACTTGAAGATGGCGTTTGAGCCTTTCGGTGCGAACACCAACGCAGTCGATCCAGACATCACAGGAGATGACGATGAGTTACAAGCCGACTGATGGCATGGTAGAAGAGGCCGAACGCGGCCTTGCTTGGCGTAGAGAGTTTGGTCGCGGAGGCACAGAGGTTGGTATTGCGCGTGCCCGTGATATATCTGATGGCGACAATCTTAGCGAAGACACCGTAAAGCGGATGTTTTCATTCTTCAGCCGCCACGAAGTAGACAAGGAAGCGGAAGGGTTTCGTCCTGGCGAAGAGGGATACCCATCCAACGGTCGCATTGCGTGGGCATTGTGGGGCGGCGATCCTGGCTTCTCATGGAGCCGCCAGATCGTTGAGCGTCTGAACAAGGAAGAAGAGCGGCAATCGGAGATTAGTGAGCCGGTTGAGAAGAATCTGAAGAAACAGGTTGAAGAGCACAACGAAGACGTTGGCGATGTTGAGTCAAAGCGTACCAATTACCGCACGCTTGCGGCTGTATTCCGTCGTGGCGTAGGCGCTTATTACACCAATCCTGAATCAGTCCGGCCAACGGTCAATTCACCTGAGCAGTGGGCATATGCTCGCGTTAAGAGCTTCCGTTATGCGTTGCGTAATGGCAAGTTCCGTAGCGGCAAGCATGACACTGATCTGCTCCCATCGGGTCACCCGATGTCAACAAAGGAAAGATCTATGGAAGAGATGCGTCCATACCCAAACGAGCACGCGGCGAGAATCAATGATCCGTCTAAATACGATGAGTTTCGTCGCGAGAATGATGCAGGCGGATCAGGCGTAGACTTCATTTACGGGATCTTTATGGAAGGCGAGGAGCGCACGTCAGAGCTTCAGGCTATCCGTTTTGACAAGGATCAGTATACAATGGAGCAAGCAAAGTCGTGGTTGGACGAAAACAACTTCGACGTTCTTGAATTTGAAGAGGCAACAGGTGAGCGTATGCAGAAGCGTCACATTGTAGAAATCGAGGACGAAGGTGATGTGATCGTAATTAAGTTTGCGAAGCCAGTTGCCGACGCTGAGATGGATATGGAAGAGCAGGGCATGGACGTTGAAGAAGAGCGCCTGTCCAAGACAGAAAATCTGACTGCTCGCGCAGTACACATGGAAGCAGAAGAAGTGGACGACCGCCGGGTGCGGATGGCGATTTCATCTGAGACTGCGGTTGAGCGTTCATTTGGCGATGAAGTTCTGGATCACGGCGAAGGTTCCGTTGATCTGGAGTTCCTTAATTCAGGCCGAGCGCCGCTACTGTTGGATCACGATCCAGAGCGGCAGATTGGCGTAGTAGAATCTGTTGAACTCGATGGCTCGGCACGGCGACTCCGTGCGACGGTGCGTTTTAG